ACTACATCCGCGAGCGTCGTGTGGTCCGCGCTGAGATCACCGTCGAGCGTGCTGTGCACCCTGTGGGCCTTGGCACCACTGGTCTCATCGGTTCTGGCGCGATGATCACCGACATCCTGGCCTGATTAGGTTAGGAACTAAGGAGGTGATCCCATGGCTATTCTGCGTCCACTGACAAAGGCCCAATACGAAGTGTCGTTCACCGCTGCCGGCGGTCCGACCTTCACTGCGGTCTTCACCGAGTTCTCGGGAGTTCAGGACTCCAGCGACTCGTCCACCTACGCCAACGGCACAGGTAACCGGATCTACCACGTTGTCGGTCCCCGTACCGCTGACGACGTGACCCTTACAGCTCCTTACGACCCTGCGATCTTCAAACCGCTCGAGCAGTTTTGGATCGACTACAACTGTCAAAAGATCACCGTGACTGTGACACCTCGCTCCTGCGACGGTCTCCAGTCCGGTCCTGGTGGCGGTCAGTACATTCTCTACGAGTGCCTGCTGACATCCATCACCACCGCAGAGGTGGCTCGCGACAGCGGCGATGTGCAAACCATCGAGGTTTCGATGACTGTAAACTATTGGGAACGCAACTGATTCGGTTCTCACTCACTGCCCCCGACGGTCTCCGTTCGGGGGCTTTTTCGTGGGTAAAAACACAGCAACAAGCGGTGTATGGCAACCTGTGGCAAAGACAACCTTTAGCTCGGGCGTTATCGTCACGAGCCAGTGGCTGAACGGAGCGAAGAATATCTACTTTGACGGTGCCGACCTTGACTGGCACTACCCGCAGTTGGGACTGGACTCACTGCAATTCAGTGGTCCCAACGGTGTTGACTCCCGCTATGTGACTCTGGCGGGTGAGCAGTCTGGTTGTTACAACACACCACCAATCTCAGGGCCTAAGACGGTCACTGGACCGTGGAACTTCGGCTTCGAACAGGTTTCCGGTTCAGGTTGTTTCGACGTGGGGATTCCGCCGAACGACCCATTCAACGCTCCCCTCTCCTTCACCACCAACAGCAAGTTCAACTACGCTGGTGGCGCTCCCAACCCCAGCTTCGACCAGAAGTTTAGCTCGATGAACAATGCGGACCTCGTGACGGTCCTCATGCTGAAGGAGCGACTCTCCAACCTCTTCATCGATAACGGTTTCTACGCTCGCGCAGACTCCACCTGCAATAACTACGCTGGCACACCTGCCAGCAACCAGTGCCCCGTTGGTTGATAACACATGCCTCGCTACGCCCCGCTTCCCGCGGTAGACTTAGACCCTCGGACTGAGGCGCAGCTTGTCAACGCGGCTGCGCAGAGGGTCTACGACGCGTCGAACGCCAAGCTGAACGACTTCAGCGCAGGCAACCCGATGATGGCCCTCCTTGAGGGTCAGGCTTTCGCTCAGGGTGAGTTTCTCTTCTGGGCGAATCAGCTCCCGCAGTCCATCCTGTTGGAGTGGATCGGACCGTTTTTGGGTGCGATGCGCCGTCTTGGGACGCCGTCCACCACTCGTCTGACTGTCACAATTCAGCCCCAGGGATTTCAGTCTCTGATCCCTGCCGGCACCATCTTCTCGACCAACGCCAACCTCACTGGCGGTGAGTCCATCGAGTTTGTCACGACTGCTGACTTGGTTTTCGGTGCGAACGAGTCGACTGGTCAGGTGCCGGCTTCCTCAGTTCTGGTGGGCACGTTCAACAACGTGGCACCGAACACCATCACTGACGCCACCTCTCTGGACGTCGTCGTTGAGAGTGTCATCAACCCCATCGCTGCCGTTGGTGGTTCAGATGTCGAGTCTCTTGACCAGACTCAGGAGCGCTTCTTCACACTCATCCGCCGCCGCAATCCGGTCTCCGCGCAGGATTGGCAGGATCTTTTCGAGGATCTCTTCGGAGCCGGGACTTTCACCGCGGTGCTGCCCAACCGTTCGGCACAGTACAACTACATTTGGCTGAATGACTACATTCAGGCCAACGGACATATTTCCTTCTTCTTCCTCAACCCCGACGGCACTGAGCCCACCTCTGAGCAGATCAGCCGCGCTCAGAACGTTGTGGACTTCTCCATGCCACTGGAGATGGAGGGTCACGTCTACCCGATCGAGCTGAGTCAAGTTCAGTATGAGCTCGACCTGTCTTATGATCCCACCGCAGACTACGCGGGGTTCCTGAAGAACTTCTCTCTAGGCATTCGCGACGACCTGTTCACGGTTTTGACACCTGGAAACACGTTCCCCTCAGGCTACGACCCGAGCGTAGCTGACGTCAACTCCGCTCTGACTCAGACGTTCCCCGCTGACACACGCTACTCTGAGCCCGACATCATCGAGTCGAGAGCTTACAACACACCTCTCGCTGTGAACCCCTCCACGGTGCTCACCAACAAGGTCCTTGACTTTGTGACCCAGGAGAATACTTTTGCGGTGAACGACTTGCTCACCATTGGTGATCCTTCTGATGTGACCACTGAGTTGGCGTGGCCAGTGGAAGAGGCTTACACACCGTACAGCTCTGAGACTACTGACCAAGTTCTGTACAAGAATCTGTCTCTGCAAAAGATCCGCTCTTGGCAGCCAGGCGTGTACACTCAGGGTCAGGTATTTCGAAACCCTGAAGTAGAGAATTCAATCTTGGTCGTCTTGAGGAACTTTCAGTTCTCAAACGCCGCACTTTCACCTGAAAAGTTTATCCTTGATGGTGTTCTCAGCGCGCCGAAAGACTTCAAACCGTGGTCTGTTGGGTCTGAATACTATGCTAACAACCAGAGCACAGGCTTCTACGACCCGGACGTCGTCGCGATGGACCAGGTCCTGTCTAACAGTGAGGCGTGCCAAAAACTGATATTTGAACCGCCTGGAGACGACAACCTCTTTTACAAGGTCAACTGGTACTGCTTTGTTGCCTCAGCCGACTTCATTCTTGGCCCTTCCACCAACACTGCCACTGGTGCGCAAAACAGTGGCCTTGTGTCGAACCTTCAGGTTTCACTCCCGCTGCTAAAGAGCGGAGGAACTTACGAGGGCGGAACGTGGGTTAAGACTCCCGCTGTTTCGAGTGGTCCGGACCCGGTTGTTGACCCCTACTTCAACTACGTCGACCGCTCACGTGGTGCCATCGTAAAGTACGCCTACGTCAACAAAACTTTCACGTTTCTCCCCGCCGCGGGCGAAACCTTAAACGAGAGTTTTGAACAACTTGTGAACAAGGGTCTGCTCAAGGTGGTAAACGCAGTGGATGGCACTCAACCTCAGCCGCTGTTCCAGTACATTCCTAGGTTCGCCCCTCAAACTCTTCTGACATACCGCGCGACGTCCAAGTCCCCCGCTGAATACTACTTTGCTCTCACTGGCTTTACTCCGACAAGCACAGACCCCAATGAGTTGATAGCTCGCGGTTACGTTGAGAGGGTGGACACTAACCCAGCGCTTCGTACTGCCCTTGAAGCGCAACTGTTGCCAAATCCGGTGACAGGTGTTTCCGTTCTCTGCCCACCGTCTGCGATGTTTGTCTTCTCTCCCGGAGATATGACACTTTTCCGTCAGCAGGGGACAGTTGTTTCCTACATGGCAACACAACACTTCAGTCCATCATTCACACCTGGCGTGTACATCAATGGCGGGGTCCTTATTCCCACAAATGAGGCCTACGGCACCGCAATTCCGTTTTTCTCCTCTGTGCAACGTCCAAGCGAGGACTTCGTTCTTTCTGAGGACGGGAAGAACATTTACCGTGTGACGAGCTACTTCACGGCGAGGTCTCCCGTGTTCAACTGGGACGGTGAGGAAGTCACTGACACGGCGCGAATTGAGGAGCTGAGTGGAAACCTCATTCGCATTGTCACACGCTACGATTGTGAGGAGCGTATCGCGGCTCCCAACGGACCTGACACGTCAGGCCTTAAACTTGGTGTCGCCCAAATCACTCTTCGTTCGAAAAACGCTCTTGGGCAGAAGACAGTGTTTGTGTGGGAGAACACACAGTTCAGCACTCAAGTTCCAGCCCTGTCGTACGCGACAGGCGGCAAGGAAGTATTTGATCCGGTCTCCTACGGAAACGGCACTTTGGCGTTATGAGTCAGAATCTCACTCCAGTCCCAAACTCCGAGGGTGTGGTCGGCGTCAGCCCACAGCTCAACACCTCGCTGACCCCGATTCGTCTGAAAGTTCTCTCCGAGGAGTACAAAGCTTCGAAGGGACTATTTCCCGAGCCAACTCAGTGGGCGCCTGGCGGACGCCCCATTTACCGCCGCCTTCCTGCCGCCTCGGAGCAGTATCAGTTCGAGTTCTTTGAACAGGGAGGGCGCGGTTACGTTCGAATCCCACGCGGTGGCGACTTATTTGGTGCTGGGTCTCTTTACGTCAACCAGTCTGAAAATAGGGAGGTCCTTCTCATTGAGAACGGTGCAGTTGTCTGGGAGGAGGGAACCACACCAGTCCTGAAAACTTTCGTCGACCTCCGTGAGCTCGGAGTGGAAGACGGGCGCTACCTTGTCTGCTACCAGCTTCTGTACGACGACGAGCCTGAAGTTCTGCCGTTCCAAGTGGAGGACTACTGTCTGGCGGGTCTCGACTTTGACGTGTTTGACAGCTCGTCGGAGGCTTTCGAGCGCAGCGCGGACGAGTTCAACCCGTGGCCCTTCCCAGGCATCAACTTGTTTGCCACCGCGGAGGACGACCTTGAGTGGAAGAACTTCATTGACTTTGTGAACAGATCACCGGGCGAACAGGCGGGTGTGAAACCCGGGTTCCCAGACTACGAGCAACCTGTCCAAAGTTGGGTCAGCTGGAGTTCGAGCGTTCCTTGGAAACTGGACGTGATCAAAGTCAGAACCACTCTGACTGAAAACGTGCCATCATGCTCATTCCTTATTGCCTCTCAAAGTGTTCCCAATGAGTGGGATCTCGTACAGACAAATGCACCACTGAAGGACGACGAGGGTTACTACTGGTTGTTCCAGACCGACATGCTTCCACAAAGCAAGTGGAAACTGGACTGGGGTTACGGGAAGAAAGTGAGCGCGACACGACTTACGGTGTCCGGTCAAATTTACCTTTTCGCGAAACCCTCCACTCCACGTGCTCGTGCACAACTGGCGATCTACCCCACAAACTTGATACCGGAGGACGAGTCACTCTGCAGACTCGCCATTATCAGTGTCGACAACTACCAGATCCCCTACAAGCCGAACGGGGAACTTTTCAAGGATGACGTCCGAGAAATCATCAACCGTGACTACGAGCCTGTAGCCGACTGGTTGACGCAGTACTGGGACTCACAACTCATCCGCCTGTGGAAGGATGTTAGCACTTACGCGCCGGGATTTATGGCGCCGCCGACTCTACTCAAGCAATCTTACGCGGGACTGGAACTTTACGGCATAAATGTGGACCCCTCACCACCGC